GGCGCTGATAAAGCGCGGTTGGCTGTAGCTCCGCACTCACACATTAGACTCGTTGTCTCATAATCAACGAATCTTTCTGTTTTGTGTCCGTTTTCACAGACGTAATCATAAAATTTCTTCATATGCTCTCTCGCTGATCTCTTTAAGATTTCTCAGCCAAGTTAGTATAGATAACTCACCTTTTTTGAATTGTAGGTCTTTCTCGTTATCAATTGTTGAAATATTATTCAAAGAAGCAATGATTTTGTCAACATCTTCCATGAGATCAAGCCATCCTTGAGTTCCCATGGTATTAAATCGCTCTTCATAATACTTCTGAAGCTCTGGAGTCATGCCCATACCCTTACAGGATTAGATGGAGTAATCACATATTTCTGAAGTGGAGCAGTATTTTCATTTACTACACGCACATTAACGTGCCATCCACTTACTGCTTGCATAACAGGAACTTCACCATCTTCAGTTTGTGCTGTTTTACCAGTAGGCTTATAGATAACGCCAATAGTATCAATATTAGCGTAGTTAGGATAAGTTTCTCCATCTACAGTTCTGTATAAAACAGAATTAGCTGTAGATTCATTAGGAAATGCTAGATATAAATCCATGTTTTATCCTTAAGCTGTAATAGATTGCAACTGAGCATTTGTTAGGCGAGTTGGGTAGTATGCAATTTGACGTATATATCCATTGATAAAATTAGATGCAGCCTCATTACCAATGCGTGCTTGAGTAACAGTTGGTATAGTTCCGCTAGTATCTTCTGTACTTGGCAATGCACCATTTATAGCTTGGTTAAAACTATTTACTTTATATGCAATAGCTCTTTTATATAAACCAGATGTAGAATAACCTGATGGCGCTTGACTTGCTTGAGTTACACCGCCAACACTTACAGAATATTGAGCAAATGAACTGCTAGAGTAACGCATCTGTATTACATTTGAACTTGTGTTGTCATCAACTTCAAAAACACCTATATTTGCGCTATCTGAAACTAAAACATAAGAAGCATACATTGTTCCTTCAGTAGCATTGAACCAACTACTAAAGTTAGTACCTGTCATAAGTGCTAAATCAGAAGAACGAGTAACTTGTGAAGCTACTGTAGGGATGTAGCTAGTAGCAAATGCTCCTGCTTCTAGTTGAGCGCCCCAGATATAAAGACCAGATGTTCCATCGCCTGTTAATGCAGTACTTCCAACATAAGGGAACGAACGAACTGTCAATGAAGTGTGTGTATCAGTTGTGTAAGTCAAAGCAACACGCCACCATCCATTGCCTGCATTTGTCACCGATACTGACGCACCAGAAAATGTGCCTGTTGTAGCTGGAGCAGTAACTGTACTTCCATCTACTAATGAGATATTTACAGAAGCTGAATTTGTTGTTGTGTTTCCAAAATCTATGAAACGAACACTTGTGGTAGAACCTAATGCTTTGAAATAAGCGCTACGAGTGTATTGAATTGCAGAAGCTGCTTTTGTGACTACTTGTTTTGTCACACCTGTAGCAAAAGAACTTTGACCACTTGCAACAATCAAAGAATCACCATCTTGAGAGCCATCAGGACTAATTACTGTGTTTGCAGTAACGCTATAAGGTGATGCGGTACTCCAAGCAGCATTATCAAACTGTTCAGAGTAAGTAATCAAATTAGTTCTCTGCTCTTCAATCAGCAAGCCTAAAGGAGCAAGTGTTGCAGGGTTGTAGTCAAACCGAGCAGTATTGATTGCTACTGACTCAATAACTCCACTAGGATTAACTCTAGTAGCTGTAGAAGCCCTTGTAAATGTAATTCTGCTATCTAAAGAAGAACCATTGGTGAAGTCTAAAACCATGTTAGCACCACCAAAACCAGCATATCCGTAAGGAATATAGCCAGTAGCATTGACTTGCCAAGCATCTGTTGCAGATGAATCTACATAAACAGGAACATACTCGGCAAATGGACGCATTGTTGATGTAACAGTTACTGAAACAACATCAATAAATCCATTGTTTGCATAAGTATTCTCAGAACCACCCTGAGTTAACTTAACAGGAATGTAGTCAGCCCATCTCTTGAGACCAGTAATGTCTGTCAGGAACTTAACAGCCATCTGCTGTTGACCATTAGCTGCATAGGTGGATAAAAATGTACGTGGAATCATTGTTTATTCTCCATCTGCAACGCAACAATCTTAGACTTATTGTTTATATCCGCTTCTTTAAGCATCAATTCAGCAATCTTTACACGCTTATCAAACTCATCACTTTCGGCTCCAGTAGGGAGATTTTTAGTGCTAGAGGCAATGATTTTAGCTTGCATCTCTTGTGGCATCAACTGCGTTTCAGTCATCAATTTAGCTGCTTCAGCACGATTTTGCTCTGCTTGTGTAGTCTGTACAGCAATTTGAGCTTGAGCCGCTTGTAGAGCCAATTGAGCCTGTGCTTGTTGCATCTGTTGTGCTTGTGGATCAGGCTGAGACATCTTATCCAACATCTGAATTAACTCATATCTGTTAGACAGAGAAGAATTAGCCATAATTCCCTTCAGAATCACTGGCAACACAGGTGTATTAGGGCCAAGAGTCTGCAACAACGAGATAAATTGCTGTTGCTCATGCTCACGAGCAATAATACCCAAAGCCGCAGTCGGAATGAACTTCATGTCAACAGTAGGATAACGCTCAGGGTCAAACTGCATATAACGGAAAGCAGCCTTATTGATGAACGGAATCAAGAAATCCTCTTGGAAGTTCACCAATGTACGCTTGTACTTCTTGATAATCGAGGCAACAGCCATCGAAATACCGCCCTGATTGGCATCTCGTGATACAGAAGACACCATTCCTTGAGAATCTAGAGTTCCAGTAGCCTGCAACAACATTCTCTCAAACTCTTTGGCAGTTGTAATGTTGCCAGAATCAGTATTGCCGAACTTGAATGGGAACAAAATCTCTGATGGATTGCCGTTTGTCAGGATTGCCTTGCCTGGCTTGACTTCAAATTTAGCACCACGAGGCAGTCTAGTGGCATCCATAGCCATCATAGGGCTAGTAGTAAGGGCTAATGAGTCCAAATGGCTACGAATCTGTGCGTCAATAGCTTTTTGAGAGTTATATGCCTTTTCTACAGTACCACGACCCAACAAACGATTAGGAACTGTATCGTCTTGATAAGCCAGAATTGGCCTATCTTTCATCATGTAAGGGTTCTTTTCAGCCTTAAGAAGCACACTATCGTTAGCAATAACAACAATAGCCTCTACCAGATCGGAATACTCGTCTTGAATTGAGTCTTCAGGAAACAAATCCTCAACTTCATCTTCATTCTCAAGTTGGTCAAGATACTCTCGGGGAACCAATCCATAGTACGTCAACAACTTAACCTTATCGTCTTGATATTGGCTAACTTGCTGTGTAGGCTCTAAATCAGTGTCTTCAGAGTCTGTACCAACTTCTACCTTACGATAGATGCCCTCTTCTTGACCCTTAACAACCTTGTGAATAGATACATACTTTTCAATAGCCACACCCATACAGTCTTCAATAGAAGTGCCATTAGGGTCAAACAAGAAGTTCTTAGGGTTAACAGGAACAATCTTTACAGCAATCCTGTCTTTCTCAATCACACCAATAGCCGCTTGACCAAATTGACCAGGTATTGCTTGTGTCGCAGGAACAAAGATTTTCTCTGTTTTAACAATGACTTCACCAATGCCAGTACCATAGATTTCTGCCATCAACTCAATCTGGTCAATGGACTTACGAATCTTGTCAATCTTGAAGTCTTCCATCAGTTGAGCCTTAATAGCGGCTACATCCAATGGATTGTTGTTTACATCACGAATATCGTCTTCAATGTCAAAGAACTCACCCTGACCAAAGATAGCTTCAATGATCTCGGCATGACGAGTTTCTACTGCTTGTTGTGTAGCAGGAGTGACAATCCGCGAACGCTCAGAATCACGAGTCTTATCTTCAGCAGCCCATTCGCCAGTAAAGATACGCTCATATTCAAGCCAGTCTTCCAGATAATTGCTATTGCGATAGTCTCTCCAACGATCACAATGGTTTACAACGAATGCTACTAACTCTTTATCTGATTCACTTGGCTCTTGGAATTCCATGCTCAAACCCCTGATATGATGTCAATTGGCTCCCAATCATCGGTATCGTCTTCCTCAAGATATGAGGTAACGGCGAGCTGGTCTATATAACTAAGCGCATCAGGCAGATCATCGTGAACCCCCTGAGCGGGAAACATTAGAAGTTGGTCAACAAACTCATCCCAATTCTCTTCTGAATTGAGCGAGATTCTGCCATGTTCGAACCTTCCTTGCAATGCCCAGATAATTCTATCTGCTTTTTTCCTATTCCCATGCGTTAAATCAACAATATGGGCATAGATGTTACTTTTCCTCATTAAATCGCTTAAATATGGCAAAACAGCGTTCTTAAGCGCCCCCCGCTCAATCCCAATACTCAAAGGTCTGTAATCCCGAATAGCCATCAAAATGTTCACAGCAGTCGTTCGAATATCCCATCTTCCGTGAATAATCTTCTCAACAAACCACTTTCCATCCTCTGTGACATAAACCACACAGATAGCAGACTCATCCAACCGCTTCTTAGCATTCCCTGCTTGCTTGGCAACCTCCTCAAACCCCGCTAAGTCAACAGAAATGAAGTAAGAACCACCATTAGGCCGTTCCCCATACCTAATCCACTCTTCCTTG